GCGGAACATGGGAATGCTTCCGCAAGGCTATGTCGTTAACCACTATCTTACGGATACTGACGCATGGTTTATCAAAACCGATGCTCCAAGAGGATTTATCCACTTTGAGCGCATGCCGATGTCTACGAAGATGGAAGGTGATTTTGATACTGGCAATGTGAGGTTTAAAGCCCGCGAGCGTTATAGCTTTGGGTGGTCGGATCCGCGTTGCGTATTTGGATCTCCTGGCGCGTAAAGAATACGGGGAGGGGGAAACCCCTCCCCACTTTCTGGGATCTCATAGCCCTAGCGACTGGCCCAGCAGACGCTTACAAAGACTCTAGGGCAAAGCCTTTTGTAAGGAGGTAGTACTATGGGTACATCCCGTTTTTCTGGTCCTGTCATGTACAGTGGCACTGGTAGTGATGCCAGCGCTTTGGGGTCATGGTTTAGAAATCTTCCGATCCAAATTAATCCAGACTATGTCTTCAAGTATGATGACTTCACTGGTGTTGATATTGATGACACAGATGACTGGACTAAGGCTGTTCTTAACAGCGGCACATTAACTCTTCTGGCTGACCATGTCGGTGGATGGGCAAAATCCACTGGGGATGGCTCAACGGATAATTCCGGTGGTTCGATCCAAGGCAATGAAATTTTCATGGCCGAAGCAAGCAAGCTTATCTTTTTTGAGGCCAAGGTTGCTGTGGCTGATGCTGATGACATGGATATGTTTGTCGGTTTAGCGGAGAATGGAACTTTTGCTACTGGCGTTCCCTTCACGGCGAGTAACCAGATTGGTTTCTTACTGGTTGAAGGTGCTGCGGATATTTACGCTAACTGCGATAGTGGCGGAACGGAAACCAAGACGGATACGGGGATTGATTTTGCCGACGGGGCCGAATCTTCCTCTAGCATTACCAACACTCGTCGCTTAGGCTTTATTGTCAAAGGGACGGGACAGGTTGAGTTTTATGTCGACCGTGTCTTGAAAACCACTACTACGGGGAATATTCCAACTTCGGCTTTGACTCCGTGGTTTTGTGCCATGTCTGGTACGACTACGGCGGATGCTGCCTGGTGCGATTATATCTGGGTTGCCGCTCAAAGAACCACGGATGGCATGATCCAATTTAATGATCAACCGTAGAAGATGATGGTCTTGTCAGGAGAAATTAAGGAGTAGGCTATGGCCGATACTTTTACCGAGAAGATCATTGAGGATGGCCCTCGAAAACTAGTCAAATCTTTTGCTTACACCTATGTTGATACTGGCCAGAGTGCTGTTTTGGCAGTGGATGTCTCTGGCCTATCAACTCTTCAAGACGGCACCGCTTGTAGCAATCTTCGTATCAACAAGATATGGTTTAGCACCATTGGCTTGTCAGTAAAGATTCTATGGGATGCCAGCACTGATACGTTGGCAGTTGAGGTTCCTTCTGGTTATCAAGGAGATTTCGACTTTTCTTCTTTTGGAGGACTTGTTAACAGTGCTTCTAGTCCCACGGGAGATTTAAGGTTTACTACTGTTGGGCATGGGGCTGCGGATACATACACGATAGTGTTGGATTGTGTTAAAGAGTTCTAAAAACGATGAGCGATATTGAACGTAGGAATGAACTCGAACTCGTTGAGATAAGAGGAGAATTACGATTATTATCGGAAAAGATTGATGTCCTCAAGAATAACGATATTAGTCATGTCCAAAAATCGATAGATACATTCAGTAAAATTCTATGGGCGGTGGGGTTCCTTATTCTTGCTCAATTGGCCGTGGGAATTAGGTTAGCTGTTTTTAGTTAAGGAGTAAGAGATGGCGACTTCTGGATCGGTTGATTTCAATCTGGATATGGCTGAGATAACAGAGGAAGCCTTTGAGCGCTGCGGGCTTGAACTTCGCACTGGTTATGATTCAAAAACGGCGCGCCGTTCTCTAAGTCTGCTTTTTGCGGATTGGTCCAATAGAGGTCTTAATCTTTGGACTATCGAGCAGATCACTCAAACCGTTGCTCAACTATCAACTTCATCTGCCGTTGCCACTTATCCTATTGGTGCCATTACCATGACCGTAGGCGCCTCTGGATCATTTTCCGTTGGTGAGACAATAACCGGAGGAACCAGCGAAGCTACTGCTGATATTATAACAAAACCATCTTCAACTACTCTGACCTTAACTATTCCCAGTGGAACATTTTCCGCCTCAGAGACAATAACTGGATCTTCAAGTTCTGCCACGACAACTGTTTCCGCTGCTATTAGTTTGTCTGATGTTCAATCCACTGTGGATGTTCTTGAGGTGGTTATCCGCAGAAGTAGTGAAGATATTGGTATGACTAGAATTAGCCGGCAAGAGTATTTGAGCATACCAACAAAGACCACTCAGGGCCGGCCTACTCAATTTTATATAAATCGTCAAATCACTCCTACGTTGACGATCTGGCCTCTTCCTGAGAATTCAACGGATGCTTTGATCTATTACAGAGTAAGACGTATCGAGGATGCTGATGCCGCCACTAATAATCCAGACATACCTTTTAGGTTTCTTCCATGTCTTGTCGCTGGTTTGGCGTATCATATCTCGCTTAAAAAGGCTCCTCAGAGGACTCAGATCTTAAAGATGTTTTATGAAGAGGAATTTGAGAGGGCCGCATCACAGGACATCGAGCATGGTATTTCTCTTCGCCTTGTTCCAACATATCAGTCATTGAGAGTCTAAGATGTCTAGATATGCGGGCGGGAAATATGCTCTTGGAATATCCGACAGATCAGGACGCGCCTATCATTTGACTGGCATGCTTAAAGAATGGACCGGTATGCTGGTAGGTGCTGATGAATTTGAGGTTAAACAGCCCCAGCTTACTCCCCGGCGTCATGTTACCGATCCTCAAGCTTTAAGAATAAGCCGTCCCGATAGAATTGAGCCGGCCACAACGGTTCTTCTTGCTTTTAACCCCTTCAAATCTGGGAGCAGCGGATCCGCCGTCATCACTGTTACGGAACCTGGACATGGAAGAAGTACCGGAGATACAGTGCGCTTTAGAAAAGTAGAATCTTTTGATGGATTTACCGAGAGCGCTATAGAGGATTCCAGCGGATTTTCCATCACAAAGATTGATTCTGATAGTTACACATTTACTTCTGGAAGCGGGACGGCAACCACAGGAAACATCAAGGGTGGCGGTGGATCTGCTTCTGCTGGTCCTGTAACGGTGAGTCCGTAATATGGCTTTTACATTTACAACATTAAAAACTGCTATTCAGGATTATACGCAGAATACGGAGACGACATTCACGAATCAATTATCTAGATTTATTGTGAATTCTGAAGAGCGAATTCTAAAGGAATGCCAGCTTGATGTTTTCCGTAGAAATGTGTCCGGAAGCTTAACTACTTCAAGCAAGTTTTTAACCAAACCAGAGGCTTTTTTATCCCCATTTTCTTTGAGTGTGGTTGTAAGCTCGGAAAATAAGTTTCTTCTGTACAAGCAGGTAACTTTTTTACAGGATTATACGCCTAATCCCGCCACTACAGGGGAGCCCTTGTATTACGGGGATTGGAATGATGAATCTTTAATGGTCGCTCCGACACCTGACGATGATTATGCCGTTGAATTACATTATTTTTATAGACCAACTTCAATCACATCAACTAGCGACGGAACCAGTTGGCTTGGGACAAATGCCGAGTTAGCCCTTCTGTATGGCGCCTTGGTGGAGGCTTATACTTTCATGAAGGGAGAGACTGATTTGCTACAATTATATAATGCCAGATTCCAAGAATCTTTACAGTGGTTGAAGAATCTTGGAGAAGGCATGCAAACCAGAGACGAGTACCGTTATGATCGTCTTCGGAGGGATGTCGCATGATTGATCTTAAAGGAGCATCGGTAGCTTTAGTTGGATTAGGAGATTCTCAACGGGAATACACCTGCTCAGTGGCTAATGGAGCAGAATATGATGAGGTGTGGGCAGTGAACTCTATGCTGGCACCTATTAAACATGATCGAGTGTTTATGATGGATCCACCGTCTAGGTTTTTTGATACCGACTTAGCCGGTAAGCAAACATCCGCTCTCAGAAGAGAACTTCCCAAACATCCCGGCCCCATATATACATGCGAGCTTGATAGTAGAGTTCCGGGAGCAGTTCTTTATCCTTTAGAAAAGATTATTGAAAAAACAGGTCTTTGTTATTTTAATAACACAATCCCTTATGCAATAGCTTTCGCCATATATAATGAAATAGGAAAACTTTTCTTATACGGCATAGATTATTCCTATAAAACTAATATACATATGGCTGAATCAGGACGCGCATGTACAGAGTTCTGGCTTTCGGCGGCTGTTGCAAGGGGTATGCGGATAGATGTAGCTTCGTGTTCAGCCCTTTTAGATACTGATGTTCCTATAGAGGAAAAGCTATACGGCTATCACAGATTAGATGATCCCTTAATTATGAGTATAAAAGATGATACTCTTGCCTTGATACAGAAATCTAATATTGAACCCCCCGAGCCGTTGGATGTCACACCGGTTTTATACGAACGAAACGATAAAGTCGTTTCTATGCAGGGGAAAGTATAATGTTTGATATAAGTTCGTCAGCTTCAGTGGGAAACATAGATGTACTCACTTCTGATAATGGGGGTCATTCTATAGAAGAAGTTGCTGAAATGGCCGCGAATAGGATTCTTTATATTGCTGATGAAGCGCCTCCTCCCATACGGGATCAGGCTATGGCATTTAAAGATACGCTAAAGCAGACATTGGTTTACTATATGCAGCAAGCGGTAACGCAAGACAGAGCAACAATTTGTGCTAAATTAAGGAGCAGTGGTTATTCCGATTTGGCCGATAATCTAAGGAGTATGTGATATGGCTATATCAGCGGCAATGTGCACGTCTTTTAAGAGCGAAGTCTTAAAGGCCACACATAATTTCTCCGCTTCTGGAGGTAATAGTTTTAAATTGGCTTTATATGCGGAAGGTGGGGGCGGCAAAAGCGGCACTACCGCTACGTTGGGCGCAGCCACTACCGCTTATACCACTACAGGTGAAGTGGCTAATAGTGGATCATATGCGGCAGGCGGATCGGCTCTCACCAATATTGATCCTACCACTGGTGGAACCACTGGATTTACTGATTTCAGTGATCTGAGTTTCACAACAGCGACTATTACGGCTATGGGTGCTATGATCTATAACGATACAAACAGTGATAAATCTGTTTGTATTTTAGATTTTTCGTCCAATAAAACCAGTACCGCTGGCACGTTTACCATTACTTTTCCCGCTGCGGCTGCATCAACGGCCATAATTCGTATAGCATGAGACTAGGGCGGGGGGCTTAGCTATGGCCATGGTCTTCGCCGATCGTGTAAAAGAAACCACCACCACTACGGGTACTGGCACCCTTGATCTTGGTGGGGCTGCTGTTGGGTTTCAAAGTTTCGTGGCTGGTATTGGGACCACGAACGAGTGCTCCTACTGCATCACCGATGATACTTATTGGGAGGTCGGCGAGGGAACGGTGACAGATGCGTCGCCGGATACTTTATCGCGCGATACGATCCTAGCGAGCAGCAATTCCGACGCCGCAGTTAACTGGACGTCGGGCACTAAGAATGTTTTTGTCGTATATCCCGCAGGGGTAGTGGCAGTCACGTCTTATACGAACTCCACAAATAATAGAATTATTACATCTGTTGATAGTACCACGGTTAATGGTGAAGCCAATTTAACTTTTGACGGGTCGGTGCTGGCGGCAACAGGCAATATCACGGCGACCGGCACGGTTGAACCGGCGGGCGATACCGCTGCCGGGGACAATGCGGCTATTGGCTACACCTCGGCTGAAGGACTTATC